GTCGTACTCGACGGTGCACGGGAAAATGCAGACGCCCGGGTCTTCGCCCTCGCACGGTTCCGACGAGCACTCGCACGGATTCTGCCATCCGAGCCCCGCCTGGTTCGTGCAGGTGCACGCCGTCGAGCCGATGCAGTTGATGCAGGGTCCGTTGTCGACATCGCCCGGGCAGGTGCCCGCGCATGTCCATTCCCAACCGGGCGCCGTCGCCGCGGGCAGGTAGAACGGACTGCCGAGCGCATCGACGAACCGGCACGGCTCGACGCTGTCCGGCCGCCAGTCGCTCGGCGTCGCGCACACATCCTCGATGACCCGGCAGCCCGCGCAGACCCATCGGATCTCCAGCGGGTAGTTGCACGCGGTCGGGGTGCCGGGCGGGAAGTTGCTGTTGCCGTTTAGGGTGAACTGGTAGTAGGGATGACAGTAGCAGAACCCGTCGTCGGGGTTCGTGCGGTAAACGACGAGCCCGTCGCACGGCGTCGCGGTGCACTCGTACTCGACCCACAGGTCGGGCTGGTCGCTGCACTCGATCGTGTAGCAGCACCGCTTCGGATAGGTGATCTCCGGCGGGCACGAAGCCCCGTCGCACGATGCGGTGAACGGAGCGCCGGAGCAGGACATCGCGTTCGAGAACATCGCGACCGTGTCAAACGCGGGACGCGGGAAGGTCAGCCGCAGGACATCCCCCAGCCGATAGCAGCAGCCGCCGGCATCGCCCTGCGGGCCCTTCCAGCACTGGCAGCACGCTCCGGCACAGCAGCACCGCGCCCCGCTCATCCCTGTCGCGCCTTCGCCGCATCCACGGCGGCGTCCCACTTCGATTCGCTCACCGCAACGCGGGCCTTGATCTCGGCCACCTTCTCATCGGACACCTCGCCCTTTGCGGCGAGCGTGTCGAGGATGTGCAGCATGGCGTTGATCCCCGCGATGATGATGCTCGGATTCACTTCTGCACCTCCTCGGCGTAGGCAGCCGCAAGCTCGATGATGCCGCCCTTGGCGACGGACAGCCAGTGCTCGAAGCCCTCGCCGCCCTCGGGCAGTTGGGCCTCGGCGACCTTCAGCGCGCCCCGCGCGACCTTCTCGACCTTGTCGGCCTTGATGAGCGTCGCGTCGCTGACGACGCCCGCGGCGTGGAGTTCAAGGGTTGTGTCTCTGGCGATGTTGAGCGATTCCGCCGCCGACGCCCACCGAGCCGTCGGAGTCGATCCGCAGCCAGCCAAAAACCCGACGATGCAGGCAAGCAGGCACAGGCCCGCGGTGATGGTTCTCATGGTGAAGTCTCCTTGGACTTGTTCGCCCGGTCGGCGCGCTCGAGCCTGGTCATGCGGGCATCAAGCTCGTCCATATGCTCCGCGAGCATTCCGATCTTCTGGTCGAGACGCTGAAGAAGGCCCGCGATCACTTCGCCCTGCTGGGTGATCGCGTGCGTCTCGCCTCGCCCGTTCAGGGCGTTGAGCACGGTCGATCCGCCGCCGGTGCCGAGAACGATCAGGATGGCCCACAGGAGGTACTGATGCGGGATCAGGACCCCTTGCTTGGTCTGGACGATGCCCCCGGATTCGTCACTCTTCGCTGCCATGCTGACCTCGGCTTCGGTTGCGAACGCTCGGACCCACCCTCCGCTTTTCCGGATGTCCGTGGGCATTTGGACCGGGTTGATCGTGGACATGCGTCACCCCTTCGTACCGGTCGAGTTGCACTCGAAGTCGCAGACGACCTCGCCGGTGGTGGGGTTGACGCGGTAGTAGAGCCGCTTGATCCCGGCGGGCCCACAGGCGATCTGGGCGGACGCGACGCAGTCGTCGATCGTCACCGGATCGGCCGAATCCACGGGCGACCACGCGAACCAGAACACCTCGCGCTCGATCTCGACGCCGTCGGCCGAGAGAAACTCGATTCGGTCGGAGTGAAGGTCGACGGAGACAAGCGGAAGCGGTTCCGGCTGAGAGATCGCAAGAACGCACGATGCGAGAATCGCTGCTGTCGTCACTGGGTGCTCCATTGTGAGAGAAGGATCGCAATGTCAGACGCGTCGACGAGCCCGTCGAGGTTGATGTCCGCGATGTGCGGATGTTGCGACCACGCGCCGAGCAGTATCGCATGGTCCACGGCGTCGACGCGCCCGTCGGCGTCAAGATCGGCGGGCAATCTCGGTTCGGTTCGGCAGACCGCCTGCCCGGACGCGAATCCGGGCAGGGCGATCCGCACGATGTCGCGCATCGCGCCTGCGCCCGCCTGAATGGCGTTGCCAAGCCTTTCCGCTCCGACGCGGTAGGTCTTGCGCGCAAGAACGATCGCAGACTCATCGACCGGCTGCACGACGCGAACCGGGCCCCTGTGCCAATCGAGAGACGACGCAAGCGCGAGATCGATGTCGATCTCGACCGGATGCGCGGTCTCGTTCTGTGCCGTGAACCGCCAGGATCGGACCGAATCGCCGTTCGCGTCGATCTCGAATCGGACCCAGAACGACATCAACCCGGCGGGGCCGCTCGTCGACATCCGACGAAAGAGCCCGAGCCCGACGGCCGAGATGGTGTCGGCCTGCGTGGAGACGGGCCCGGCGGCGGTGTCGAACCGGGAAGCGACGGTGATGCTGAACGCGGGCGAACTCATAGCATGGCGCTCCCGACGACGGACCCGATCGGGCCGGACGACCCGCCGCGCGACTCGCGGCCGACGCTGCCGTCGGCGTTGTTGCCCGGCATGCTTCCGGCGATCGAGATGGATGCATGAGCGAGACGGACCATCTCTCGATCGCCGAAGGCGGTGGATCCGGACGGGTGAATGCCGTCGGCGTCGATGTAGTCGTAGTCGGCCTGCATGAGCCCGCGGATGCGGCTGTGGTCGACCTTCCCGGGCGCGTACCGCCGATCGCGGAGCTTCTGCGGCATGATGTCCGCGACGAGCCCGGGCACGCGGGTCGCGAACTCGGTATAGGCCCCGGTTCCGTTGACGATCGACGGAGCGTCGATGAACCAGCATGTCCCGCCGCTGTTGACGCAGAGGTCGGCGAACTTGCACTGTCGCTCGGCGATCGTCGCGGCCGCGGCAAGCGCTGCGGCGTGCGATGCGGTCGCCGCGGTGACATCATTGACGACGCCGCAGATGAGGACGCCGTGGATGTCCGGGCATCCGGAAAGCTGCGGCCAGATGTGCGTCTCGCTCTCGCTGAGCCTGGAGCCAGACAGCGACAGATTGAGGCAGATGTCGATGCCACGCATGCCGCCCTCGGTGGCGATGCAGTCGTATCCGCCTGGGACCGTCGCATCGGTCGCCTGGTTGAAGTACTGGCCCATTCGCTGAGAGGGAGTTTGGAGGGCGGGACTTGCCCCGATCGTCCCGTCGGCTGTGGCAGACGGAATCGTCTCAGAGACGGTAAGTACCGTGGTGTTCGTGGCCGGGGGGTTGTATGTGATGGCCGTGATGGTGTATGTCCCATTGTTGCCCGTAGATCCGGTCACGGCGAACTTCATGCCTACGGCGAACGCCGCACGCTGGTCGCCAGACATCGTGAATGTCTTAGATCCGGTGCTGACAGCGGTGATGCTGTAGCCTCCGAGGGCCGCCGTCACGAACGAGTCGCACTCGATCGCCCGGCATCGGGCATAGACGCCGACTCCGCCGATTTCAGCAGAGGTGGAACCGCTGAATGTGCCCACGATGACGAACCCGCTGATGGCAGTCCCGTCCCATGTTCCGGCGGTGGTGTACCGTCGGAGCTTGGTCGCGGACTTGCTGACGGTGGTGACATCGTTCAGCAGGATCTGCGTCAGGGCCCCCTGCTTGATGCCGACGATGATTTCGAACCGGGTCGAAGTGGAGAGCCCGGTCTGCTTCGTCACTCCGTCGACGATCAGGGAGTTTGTCGATGAGTTGATCTGGATCGTGTGCAGCGTCGGGCCGGGGTTTCCGGTGATGTCGATGCTGATGTTGCAGTTGTTGCCGTGGTAGATGTCGGAGAATCGAATCCAGACATACCCGTTCTCGCCCTTCGGCGAATCGGCGGACCCTCCGGTCCAGACCTCGGTTGCGGTCTGAATGTTGAAGGTCTGCCCCGCCGTTCCCGCGATGACGAACCGGCTTCGGCCGGGGTTGTTGCCGCTGGTCGAATAGGCCGTGCCCGTCGCGGGCAGCGTCGCCGTGCCGGAGATGTTCCACGCCCCCCCTTGACGGGTGCCGTTGTTTGAGAAGAGAGCCGAGTACCAGCGACGGAGATCGCGGTTGTCGGATGTGTTCTTCGTCCAGTTGGGGGCGAGGTCAAGATCCGCCTGCGGGACGGTGCGGACCATGATCGGCGGGGCGTAGCGGATCTTGACGCCGGTGATGGCGTTGAATCCGGAGCCGATGCCGACGAGGCGGGCCAGCCACGCCTGCGTCGTGACGAAGACATCGGCTGAGGTGTAGCGTGCGACGAGGACATCGTTGATATAGAGCGACGCTCGCCCGTCGGTCGCGGTGCTGGTCGTGGCCCGCTCCCAGTTGATTCGGACTTTCGCCCATGAGCCCATTGAGAGCATCATGTTCGGGTTTTCCACTGCGCCTCCGCCAACAACCGAGGCAATCGTCTCGGTGGGAGTCGCGAGGGACGAGATGTCCATGCCCCAGCCCGGCGCGAACCCGCCTCGGTTGCGGGTTAGGACACGGAACTGGCTGTTCGTCTCTGCGCCGCCGCCCGTGTCGATCGTCTGAGCGATGACCTGGGCCGCGTTGTTGGCCGGGTTGGTGTCCCGGACATAGGCCCCGCTCGTGACAAGCGAGAGGAAGAATGAGACCTCAAAGCCGTCCTGAAGTTGGGCCGTGGTGAGTGACGCAAACAGGGAGTTGTTCAGGAACTCGACGAACTGTCCCGAGACCCCAGCCGGGAACTCGATGTAGCCCGTCCCGGTAGCCCCCGCTGGCTTCGCGTCGTCGCCCTGCGTGCCCCATGCGTTGAAGGTTCCGCGTGCCGCATTGCTGGCCGCAAGGTTGATGATGCCAGCACCGTCCCCGGATGCGTAGTAGTTTCCGGTCGAGGCAAAAGTCGGGTAGGTCGTGACTGCGCCCGACCAGGTGACATCGGCACCCGTGCCGACATTGGTGATCGAGTTCTCGCCTCCGGCGACTCCGGTGACGATGCGGTGGTTCGTGATCGGCATTGGTTCCCCTTAGACGAGCTGGATCGTGATCGCCTTGTCGAGCGTGTAGGTGTCGGTCGTCCCGTCGCCGATGATGTTGATCCTCATCCGGTCGAACGCGACGATCGGAAAGGCCCGCGAGACCGACGACTGTCCGATCGCGCCGGCGAAAAGGTTGATCGGAGACGAGTCGTCGTAGCTCTGGTACAGGTCGCACCAGGTCGTCCCGCCGTCCTGCGAGACCTGAAGCTTCGCGGTGTCGGTGGCGTCGATCACGCCTCCTGCGGTCTTCGTGCACTGGAAATAGAGGATTCCGCGGTTGAGGTCAGACGGGCCTCCGCCCTGAGGCGGAACCGCATCGACGACCGCAGCCGTTCCGACGAGTCCTGCCGCCGTGATGTTGCCTGCGGCCGCGAGAGTGATGTTTCTTGGCATGGGGGTCTCCTTCTTTCTGTGCTACGCCACAAAGAGCGTCGGCGAGTAGGTGGGTGCGAACGGTCGGCGGATGCGCCACGCGACGAAGTCGTGCTCCAGGACCTGCGTCGTCGCGTGAGCCGTTCCGGCCTTGCTTTCGATGGCTCCGAACCCGAAGGAACGGTTGGTCCCGACGGGGACATTTGCGGTGCCGACATTGGCGTTGGTGACGGTGAAGCTGCCGGACGCTCCGTTCACCCACCATTCGAAGGTCATGTCGCCGCTCGTGGCTCGCGTGACGCGGAGCTTGATCCAGTAGTAGGTGTTGATCGCGAGCGAAGTGCCGACGCACTGCGTACGGGTCTCGACGCCGTTGTTCCGGTTGACCCACCACCATGTGGTGTCGTTGGTCGTGCCGTTCACGAGGTACTCGAGGTACATGCCGTTCGAGGCGAGGCCCGTGAAAGACCCGTTGAACCCGACTCGGATGTAACCCTGCGTTCCGGCCGCAGGGATCGCCGCTCCGGTGCGGAATGCATACTCGCTCTCGTAGACGCAGACAGCGCTGACGCCCGGGGTCGGCACGCCGACGAGGATGTCGGTCGAGGTTCCGTAGCTCGCATAGCCGGTGTTGTTGTTGGTCGTGCCGGTGCCGAGCGTGAGGACGCCGAACGCCTGCGCCTCGGACGCCTGCACGATGGCGGCGGTGCCGATCGCGATCGAGCCGCCGTTGCCGGAGCGTGCGAGCAGCGGCGAGACCTCGAGCGAGCTCGAGGCCGAGACATTGTAAAAATGAACCAGCCCGCCCCACTCGATGACACCCGCCGTCGAAAAGTCGTGGTACTGGCCAGCGATGCGGGTTGCGCTCGTACCGGCCGGTCCCTGCGGTCCGGTCGCCCCGGTCGCGCCCGTCGCTCCGGCAGGGCCCTGCGGGCCTTCCGGTCCGGTCGCGCCCTGCGGTCCGGTGGCTCCAGTGGCCCCCGTCGCTCCGGTCGCGCCAGCGGCCCCCTGCGGGCCCTCTGGGCCGGTTGGACCGGCAGGACCCTGCGGGCCGGTTGCTCCGGTGGCACCCGTCGCTCCGGTCGCGCCTGCTGGACCAGTCGCCCCTTGCGGACCGGTAGCGCCCTGCGGACCAGCAGGTCCGGTCGCTCCAGCCGCTCCGGCTGGACCCTGTGGACCAGGCGCGGAGACCTTCGCCGACGGACGGTCGGACGAGACGAGGACTCTCGCGATCTCCCTGATCACGGTCACGCTCACGGCGTCACCCCCGCGGTCACGAGGCAATCGCCCTGCACCAGGCGAGTCGCGCGGCCTCCGCCGGCGGTGAGGAGCAGGTCGTATACATACTTCCCGGGCACCAGCGTCGCCGTGGTCGCCTTCGCGACGACGACGGTGATGTTGCCGCTCGAGTCAAGCGCGATGCCAGTGGTGTCGCCAGAGCCGCCGGATCCGCTCGAGATGTCGAGGATCGCCTGACCGATCGCGGCCTCGTAGGCGCTCTTGACGACCAGCCGGGCCGCATAGCCCGTCAGGTTCACCGGCGAGTCGTTGGAGTCGAGCCACTGGAGGGCCTGCACGAAGGTCGCGTTCTGGTCGATCGTGATGTTGAGCGTGTCGGCCATGTCAGCAGGCTCCGTCGATGGTGTTCTGTGCGCAGAACATGAAGATCTGCTCGCCGCTCTGCGTGACATGCGGCATCATGAGGACGACGGGATTCCCCTGAATCGGCTGGTAGGAGAAGCCCGCGGGGATGTTGGCGACGAGGTAGCCCGGCGCGAGCACCGTCGCCGCGTTCGTGTTGAACGCCTCGTTCGCGTTGTAGGCGTTGCTCGTTCCGACGATCCCGCCCGTGATCGTGACGAAGGTGCTCGACGAGACCTCCCATCGCATCTCCTCGAACGAGTACTTCCAGCGGTACAGGAACGAGCCCCACGCCGAGTAGCCGGTGATCTTCGCCCAGAAGTACGGGAGCGCCTTCCCCGGCGTCTCGGTCGCCTTCGCGGCCTGCGGAAGCGCGGGCCCGTAGCGCTCGACGACGCGCGTGAGATCGCGCTGCCGGTTCATCTCCACGGCCGTCAGCGCACCGTCCCCTCGCGTGAAGCGGGTGCGCGTCATGGCGGGCAGGTCCTCGTCAGGTAGTCCCATTCCTCGGCGGTGAACAGGAGCTCGAAATCGACCTTGTCCTTGTATGGCTGGAACCAGTAGACCGACGCCGCGGTTCCGATGCCGCTCGTGCCCGTGAGCTGCACATTGCCGTTGATGTCGAGCTTCGGGATCTGCTTGAGGTGGTACTTCTCGTCGGCGAGGATCCGGTAGGTGATCTGATACCACTCCGGCCCGACCTCGCTGATCACGGCGGACCGAAAGAGAAGCTGACCGACCGGGAATCCGAATGCGGCGACACTGTTCCGATGGTTCAGGTACGACAGGTACGCGACCTCCGAATCGAAGCAGTCGGTGGTGTCGTAGAGCGTGTCGATCTGAAGCTCGACGGTGTTGATCGGAACCGCGATCGGGCGTCCCTGCTGGTCGACCGCCGTTCCGCCGATGTCCGCCGTGCTCACCGGATCGCCGTTCGTCGGAATCGTGACCCCCTCGCGGTAGAGGTCGAACATCCGGTCGGCGGACTGGCATTGCCGACGCACGAACGGCGGACGGGCGACGAATCCCTCGGTCGTCGCGTCGCAGCGGTTCGCGAAGGTCTCGTACTCCGCCCGGATGTCGAAGTTCGAACTGTCCGGAATCGGCTCGAACGCGATCCGACGGCAGATGAACGAACTCGTCGAGGTCAGCCGCTCCCGGATCGCGACCGAGTACTGCGACCAAAGCTCGTTGATGAGTTCCTGCGAGTTGTCGAGCGCCGCACCGCCGGTGTTGGCGGTGTCGATGAGTGCGGTGAATGTCCGCACGAACCGGCTCGGCTGGCCCGGCGTGACGATCTCGACGGCCCGCGTGTCGGTGGTCTCGATGATCGAGAAGTCGGGCATCAGCGCACCCCCCCGACCTTCTGGTTGATCTCGCGGAGAAGCTCGACCTGCCTGCGGGCCATCATCAGCAGCTCCTCGCTGCCCATCGTGCCCGTCTCGGTCAGTCGCCGTCCGTTGACGGTTCCCGTCACGCCGGCCCGGAAGGCGCTCGGCTGCTGGCCCATGTCATAGATCGAGTTCTTCGCGTCGCTCCACATGGACGCGGTGGCGCCCTTCAGGGTCCTCGTCCACTCGAAGTCGGTCGATCCGAAGGAGGCGAGGTACATGACCGTCTCGACGATCGACGCGAGCGCCGTCGCGAATCCCGTGATGACGAGGCCCGCAGACCTGATCGCGCTCTCGACGCCGTTGAATGTCGCCTGAACGGCACCGCCGACGACCCCGGCCACAGCGCCGAACGCACTCATTCCGGCCGACGAGTCGTCAAGCCAGCCCTTCAGCTTCGTGTCGAGGATGCCCGTCAGGACATTCAGGACCGGAGCAAGGGATCGGGCGGCCGCGAGCTCGAGTTCGCGGAAGGTCTTGGTGATCGAGTAGATCGACTCGCGGGTCTCCGCGAACCGGAAAAGAGCCTGCCTGGTGATGCGGCCGAACTCGTAGATCATCGCACCGGACAACGCGATCGCCGAGAGGCGACCGGCGATCGGAAGCCTCTGGAGGCGCTCGACGACACCGGCGATTCCCCTGGAGAACTCGCTCGTCTTCGCCGCGATGTTGACGAACAGGTTGCCTACGACGGCCATCGTTCACTTCCTTGCCTGTATCGCGTTCGCCAGAACCGACTCCAGCCCGTCCTCGGACCCCTCGTCAGACGAGAGGTAGTCGGACCACTCGCGAAACTCGACCGCATCCATCCGTTCGCACAGCTCGCGAACCGTCATTCCCAGATGCCCGGCCAGTCGGAACATCAGTCTCCGAACGGGCCGGGTCACGCTTTTTCCCCGCCGATCTCCTGCGACCTCAGGCCGCAAAGCCTCATGCACTCGTCCATCGCCGGCTCGATCGCTCCGGAATCGAGTTCGCTCAGCGCCGTCTCATCCTGCTCCGCGAAGAGCGGCTTGCCGTCCGCGTCGCACGCGCACAGGCGAAGCATGCGGGCCCGGATGCCGCGGATGTTGCCCCGGGACTTCTGGATGAAGACCTCGAGGGCGTCCCTGTCGTTCAGCGAGATCGCGCGAAGGCTGATCTCCCCGCCCAGAACGGGCAGGAATACCGACGACATCCGCGGCTTCGCGTTGAGGATCTGTTCCTTGGTCAGCATGGGTCAGGACTTCGTGATTGCCCCGTCGATGTCGAGAACGAGGGTCGCAACGAGCGCGTCCTCGCCGTCCGCCTCCGGCCCGTTCAGGGCCTCGACGAACGCGTTGAAGGCGAGCGTCGTCCCGTCCGGGAAGACGACATCGCAGGCCACCGACGCCGGCGCCGTCGTGGACGAGTACGCGGCGCTCAGCGTCGACCAGAATGTGTTGTGCGCCGTCTCGTTGTAGTAGAGCTCGACCGTGCACTTGCCCGCGTCGGGACGGCCCGGCAGCTTGCGGGCGTGCGTGCTCGCGAGCGGGGTCCGCTTCACCATCTGACGCGTGACGCCGGAGAACTTGACGCTCTTCACATCGTCGATCAGCGTCGACGCGAAGCTGAATGTGGTTCCGTATGAGACATTGCCTGCCATGGTTCACCTATGCAAGGGCTGGTGTGCGGTGTAGGACCGTGAACTCGACGACGACGGAGTAGAGACCCTCCGCGGAGCCGTCGAACGGATCGATGAAGAGCGACCGGCTTCCCGTGTGCCGGATCGCGACCGGGCTGATCGTGGCGAGCGTCGTCACTCCGGCGAGCGCCTGCCTGACGAGTTCCGCAAGGGCGATAGAGTCGGCGACCTTGGTCGTGACGCACTCGTATTCGATCGTCGTCTCCGACAGGCCGACCTCGCTCCGAAGGCTCTGCTTCGGCCCCTCCGCAACCGACCGATACACGATCGCGGGAAAGACCGAGTCCTCCTGACGCTGCCACGGGTAGATGCGGCCGCCGACGACCGCGGTGACGCCCGCGTTCGAGGTGAGGACTGCACGCATCTCGGACTCAAGAGACACGCATCCCCCCTTCCGCCTGGTCCAGCATCCGGGCAAGCTCGACCTTGAATCGATCGATCGCCGCCTGCTTGTGCTCCTCGAATGCCTTCGTCATCATCAGGTTGCCCCTGACGCGACGGCCCGAGCGGCGATTGAGGAATCCCCATTCGATCAGGTGGGACAGCCGATTCGTCTTCGCAGCCCTGTACATGACCGACAGGGAGATGCTCGCGATGCCGCGCCGCATCGAACGCTTGAAGCCCAGACCCTCCGCCATGTTGACGCGGACATTCTTGCCCGATCGGTTCATCCCCCGGAACGCCGAGATGATGTATCGCCTCGCCGACTGGCGGATGTCCTTCAGGATCGGAAGGCCCGCCTTGTTGATGATCTGACGCTGCACCTTGCGGTCCAGCGCGTTGAAGCGGCGGATCAGGTCGTTCGCGTTCTCGAAGCCCACGGACAGTGGAGCGGCCATCAGACCATCTCCTTGCACATGAGGTCCAGCTCGCGACCGATCTCCATGTAGTTCAGGCGGCTCGTGACCTGAAAGGTCCGTCCGTTCCAGCGGATGCGGTACTCGGGTCCCGTCAGGTCCGGCGTGTACCGAAGCGTGATCCGGTGCGTGACCTCGCCCTGCACGACCATCGCCCGCTTGGGCTCGTCGCCGGAGACCGGCATGATCTCGGCCCACGCCTGCGCGACCTCGCGCCATGTGACGATCGGCTGGCCGTGCGCGTCGGGGGTGCGCACCGGCTGCTCGATCGAGACCCGCTTGCGGAGGCGACCCGCCCTCATCGCATCACCCCCGTCCGCAGGAGCCAGCAGAGGCGAGTCACCGCCATCGGGACCTCGCGAACCTCGGCGCCGACCGTCGCGGACTCGCGGTTCTCGTACCAGTGCCCGACGAGCATCCGGATCGCGTGCTGCGCAAGCTGCGGGCAGTCCGACGCGTTCCCGTAGCCGGCCACATAGGTCACCGTCACCGCGTCGCCACGCACCGCGGTAGCGGGCCACGACGAGCCGACGGCCTCCTCCAGAGTGCCCGGGGTGGTGTCGGTACGGACCCGGTACAGGGAGCCCGAAAGGGTCTGCGATGCGTTGAGCGCATCGAAGTACGAAACCGATGTCACCGAGATCAGCGGACAGCGAGGGAGGACGATCGGATATCCCGAGAGCGGGAACCGACTGAACCGCGTCACGAATGTCCGGCGCGCGAGCGTACGCTCACACTCGCCCTCGACATACTCGCGGGCCGTGACGATCAGACTCTCGATCAGCGAATCCTCCGCGTCGTTGTCGATGCGACAGTGGAGCTTCGCCTGGTCGATCGTCACGGGCTCCGCTGCCGGATCGCCGCTCGAGACCGTCGATTCGAGGATGGTCGGTGGGTACGCCATGTCACTCGTCGCGTGCGGTCACCGCCCGGCGCTGCGGACGCTTCACCCGGGTCTCCGACTTGCGCTCACGCTCGACGATCGACGGGTCTGGGCTGATCGCCGTCGATGTGAGCGAGACCGGATCGGATTCGGACGGGTCCGCATAGCGGCAGTCGATCAGCGAGCGAGCGACGCCGTCGGGGACATCGCGGACCTCGCCGGAGAGAACGGGGGCGCCGAGAACGATGCAGGAAGTGAGGAACTGGACCTTCATAAACCCCTGCCGACCGGTTTCCCGGGCGGAGGGGTGGCACCTTCATGGGATCGGAATCAGAGGATCTGGAGACCGCAGATCGCGGACTTCACGGTCCAGCCCGCGTCGTGGCGGGCGACGGCACGGAACCCGTACTGGCCGCTCGCGATGAACGCCTGGTCGAGGAACCGGATCGACACCGCGTCGCGGTCGGCGATGAAGTGGTAGCTGAAGTCGCCGAAGAGCGCGACCTTCTTGTTGCTCGCCGCAAACGCGTCGAGACCGACATTCGTGGTGTAGACCGGATAGCCGAGCAGCTTGTCGGGCTGGCCCGCCTGGAAGCTCGGCTCCCACAGGTACGGAGTCGCCGTGATCGACGAGCCGTTCGCGGTAGCGATCGACGCGGTCTTGATGACCATCTTGCGGATGGCCTTCGCGAGCGTGTCGTGGATCACCCAAACGGACTGCGAGCGGTACTGCTGCGGAACCGTGTAGATGACATCGATCAGCTCGTCCGCGGTAAGGGCACCCGACGCCGCGGTGGTCACGAGGTTCGAGTTGCCGACGGTGACGATCGACTTCAGGCCGGCAGGCCCGTTGGCTGCGCCGCCGAGCATCGCCGAAAGCTCGCTCTGGCCCATCGCGCGGCCGATCTGCGAGCTGATCCACGAACCGGTGTCGAACCGGTCGTCCTGCATGAGCTCCTCGGTGATCTTCGTCAGGAAGACCTGCTTCTTGGAACTCATCGTCAGGTTGTCGAACTGGCTCGTGACATCCGAGGTGGCGGCGGACTCGCCCTCGTACACGACCGCGCCGAGGCTCGATTCGAAGGTCACATTGCCCGTCTTCGTGCCGAGCGTGAAGACCGTCGAGATGGAGCGGAGGAAGTTCGCGAGCTGACGGGTCTCGACGAGCTTGCCGTAGTACTCCTGCGCCGGAAGGAACGCACCGTCGGCGTTCGTGGTCTCGTTGAGGACGCGAAGCTCGTCGGGGGTCAGGGCGTGCGGGCGCTTCATGTAGGCCCGGTAGGCCCGCAGGTAGCGCTTGGAGCGGCTGGCCTTCACCGACGCCGGCGTGAACGGCTCGTCGGACCCGTCCTCGTCGACGAATCCGCCCTCGGTGTGCTGGTCGCGGTACTCGCCGTTCCCGAGGCGATAGCCGCCGGTCCCGACCGGAGCCTCGCGAACGGGCTTGTTCTTCGCGATGTGCTCCTCGAGCTTCGCGAGGTGGCGGGTGTTCTGGTCACGGAGCTTGCAGAGGCGATCGATGTCGGTCTCGATCTTGAGGTATCGCTCCTGCTCCTCGCCGCTCATCGGCTCGCCCTTGGCGTTCGCCGCGTCGACGAGCTTCTTCATCTCGGCCCAACCGGCCTCGATCTGCGACATGATTTCGTTCAGCGTCATGACTGTTCTCTTTCAGTGGACAAGGGCCGCGAAGGCCCGAGGCTGGACGACATTGCCGTCCAAGCGGGTGCGCGCGTAGACGCCGATCTGGCCCGATGCGATGTGCACCTGGTCCAGCGCGGCGAACTGGTAGCCGGGCTTCGACTCGGCAACGAGGTATTGGCTGAGGTCGCCGAAGACGACCGAGGTCGCTCCCGAAGTGACGACCCGAGGCATCCATGAGCACAGCAGGACCGGCAGTCCGTAGACCGTCGGCCACACACGACCGTCACGCTCGACGCTGTGCGACGCTGCGGCGGAACCCGCCACATACCGCACGAACACGCGAGGGTGCATCAGCCACACGCCGCGGTCGACATAGGCCGCGTCGACGAGATCGAGAAGCTCGGCGAGATCGTTCGCCGCGGCGCCGGTGCCCGTCGCGATCGCGGTGGCCGATGCCGCCGTGACCGTGCGTGACTCCGCCGCGCAGTTGCCGATGATCCCCTTGAGCTGGCCCGACGATCCAGATCCGTTGATGATCTGGTTCGCCTCCGCCGCGTAGATCGCGATCGCGATCTGCATCGACAGGAACGAGGCAAGATCCGGCTCGGAGTCGTCGAGAAGCTCCTCCGTCACCTTCGTGTAGACGCCCTTCTTCTGGGGCGTGAACGCGCGGCGGTCGGGCGAGCCCGATGTGCCGAAGTTCGGAAGGTTGAACGGAGAGCCGTCGCCGCTCGTCTGAAGGCCGTAGTTCGATCCGCTGTCGAGAGTCGGGGACTCGCCCAGTTCCTTCACCACGATCGGAGTCGTGAAGTACGGAACCGAGATGCTCTTCCCCGTCTGGACGCGCGAGACGAACCCGACGAGGCCCTGTCGGCGGATCTCCGCGATCCGGTCGAGGTAGAGCTGCGGCGCGAGAACGCCGCCGTCAGCGGAAACCGCCTCCTGAAGGACTCGCGTCTCTTCCGGAGTCAGGTTGCCCTTTCCGACCTTCAGGTATCTGGTGAACGCCCGGAGGTACTCCGGAGTCGCTCGCGTCTGTGACTGCATGGCGTGACCCTTGTGGGGTCGCTGCGCGGAATGCGACAGCGAACGGTGCGTGAGCCGTCCGATGCAGGCATCCCGTGAAGACGCGAGGCCGCTATCTCGGTCATCAGCGACGCGCCGGTCGGCCTAAGGGCCCCGGGGCGCTCTCGCGCGGCAGTCGCCGCTGATGAGGCAAGAATGGATGTCCGCACGATCTTCAGGGCAATCGCGCGGCCGTCAAGAGTCGGGCATGCAAGATTTCAATCCCCAAAACGACAGCGAGCCCGATTCGTGGTCGGGCCCGCCGTCAGAGAGAGAGGCGATCGTGTCAGCGCCTCGGAGAGAGCGTCGTGTAGTGCCTGCGAACCGACTCCCGCTCCCAACGCTCGAGCGAGCGGACCGCAAGCGAGGTCTGCGGATACGCCGGAATGCTCACCGGACTCACCTCGTAGAGGCGGCTGATCCGCTTCAGGCGACGCATCCGCATGCCGTCATCCCGACGGCTCCACTCGTCTCCGTCGATGTCCACATCGAAACCGAAGGAGTTCTCTCGCAGGTCGCCTCGCCTCGCGAGCGTCAGCACATCCCGACCCGCGCTCGTGTCCGGAAGGTCGATCTCGTACCGAAGGGACTTCGCGTCGAGCCGGAGCCGAAGCGTGCCCGCGATCGTCCTCGCCAGCAGGCTCCCGGTGTCGTGGTTCCAGAAGGCCCGGACATCCGGATCGGATGCCATCACCCCGTCAAGGGCCCTCGGGTCGATCGTCTCCACGAACCCGCCGAGGTCCTCGCTCTCCGCGTCGAAGACGACCGCGGTGCCCACCAGCATCCCGATCGAGTCGGGCGATGATGCCTCGCGGACCTCGCAGGGGAACGATAGATAGCGACTGTCATACCGCGACATGGCAACCCCTCAGTAGAGCGTCGGCCGCACGGACCGGAAGCGTCTGCACCCAAAGCTCGGACTCGGTCTCCCGCATCCAGCGACAGACCGCATGCGCCACATCCGCACATCGAGAATCCGGAAGGCCCGCCGAACGGACGATCGGGCCGAACGCGTCCTGGATCCTCGCCGGATTCGGCTCCCAGCCCTCACGCTTCCGCGTGATCGCGTTCAGCTCGACCCGGATCATCCGCTCAGCCGTCTCCGTCGCCCAGTCCGCATAGGCCGGGTCAACGCCGTCCTCGTCTTCGACCTTCGGCGGATCCGCCTTCACGGGCTGCACCGACTCAGCAGGCTGCGACTCCGCAAGCTTCTGCGCGACCGGCGTCTCGTTCTGGCTGATCGTGTAGACATCGCCGTCCGGACCGATGTCGTTCAGGTCCTCGCGCATCCGGATCTCGTTCGCGTTCAGGGCGCCGACCCGCTTCATCGCCTCGTAGAACTGCGATCGCTGGACCATGTCGCCGCGGAGCAAATCGTCGAAACGCATCCGAGAGTAGTGGGACCGGTCGCCGCGGAACAGCTTCCGCTGCGCCTCGAGCTCCCAACGAGTCACCCAACTCCGAAGCGTGTGCTGAACGAACTCCGTGTTCGCCTGCTCGTTGTTCGAATAGCTCGAGCCCGTCTGGTCGCCGATCATGTGCGGCGGGACCCGGAACGCCGAGCAGATCTCGACCCGCTGGAACTGACGGCTCTCGAGGAACTGCGCGTCCTCGGCCGGAATGCTCAACGGGATCCACTCCATGCCCTGCTCGAGGATCACCGTCCGACCCGCGTTGCTCTGGCCGGCGTACAGGTTCTCCCAACTCTGGCGAAGCCTGTTCTGCGCCTCGATGTCCAGCTTCCCCGGAAGCTTCAGCGCTCCGGACGGGCGGGCACCGTTCCGGAAGAAGCTCGACGCGAAACCCTCCTGACCCAGCGCCGCACCGATCGCGTTCCGCATCACCGAAATCGGGCTCTGGCCCATCAGGCCGTCGAACCCGAGGGCCTTCAGGTGGAAGATCTCGCTCGCCACGAACGCCCGAGGACCGTCAAGGCCCGAGTACAGGTACACCACCTCGCCGTCGCGGCGAAGAAGCGTCATCCGGTCAGGGCGAAGGAAATAGATCCCCGACTGCGGGCCGTCCGGAACGATCTGCGCGTAGCCGTTGCCCGTCAGCAGGACCGAAACCATCATCACCTGGCGAAAGGTGAAGGTGTCCATGTCCGGGTTCGGCTCCGTCGCAAGCTTCCACGCCCACGGATGCGCGTCAGTCAGGATCCGACCCGACGGAGTCTTGCGATAGACGCACCACGGAAGGCCCGCGACCGAATCCGCGAGAAGCTGCACGCACGCGTACACCGTCGAGAACGCAAGCGCGACAGTCGGCGTGATCTGCTGGCCCGTGTCGCTCAGCGACGAAAGCCATGTCTGGACCGTGGCGATCGGCTGACCCGGTGGGGTCTGCTCCTTGCCCTTCCTCGATCGCCGTTTCGGGGTCGTCGTCGTCATCTCAGATCACCAGGAACCCGCGATCCTCGTAGACGAGCGGACCGCCCGACTCGTCAGACATGCTCACCGCCAAGGCCGTCACCAACGCACTCACCGCATCGATCCGCTCCGTGCTCCGCGACTTGCTCGGCTTCACATTGCCCGCCGGGTCCATATCGCAGCACGCATTGCTCACGCACCAGTCGAGCACCGGGTTCCCCGGGTGCCGAAGCTTCCCGGAAAGCACCAACTGCTCGAAACGCTTCGTCGGCTCGCTCAGCGTTCGATACCCCTGCCTGACCTCGACCAGACCCATCCCTTCGGATACCAGCGAGTTCGCGAGCATCTGCGCGTTCCACGGATCATAACCCGACACCTTCACCCGATGCCGGGATGCCACCCAAAGAATCCTCTCGCGCACGAACTCGTAGTCCACGACATTGCCCGGCGTCATCTCAAGATGGCCCGCGCGAGCCCATGTCACATAAGGAACCCGGTCCTGACGCTCGCGGATCTCGGCGCGGTCCTCCGGGACGAACACCATCGGCCACGCACGGAAACCGCCGTCCCAAGGAAAGAGAAGACAGACCGCCGTCAAATCCGTCGTGGTCGAAAGGTCGATCCCGAGGCAGCACTCACGGCCCGCCATCTCGTCCAGCGTGAAACGGTCCGCGCACGACGCCCAAAGGTCGTGCGGGATCCAGCGACGCTGGACCGTCGTCCACTGGTTCAGGTACAGCGTCCTGAACTTCACCTCGTACTGCGGCATCTCCCGGGCCTTCTGCGCCTCCGCCGCAAGGAACTCACGCGTCACCGTCTCCCCGAGACTCGGGTTCGCGATCTCCCACGCCTTCGGATCGTCGAAAGACATCGAGTCCGGAGCAGCGAATATCACCGGAAGGAACGCCCGGTCCCGGATCACGCCGTCCCGGACCTTCGTCGCGTAGTCGTGCTGCTCCCAGCAGATCGTCTGGCGACTCGTGCCCGCCGTCGTGATCGCAATCACCAACGGCTGCGTCCGAGCGCCCATGCTCGTCACCATCACATCCCACAACTCCCGGTTCGGGGCCGTGTGAAGCTCGTCGTAGATCAGCGTCGAGCAGTTCAGGCCGTGCTTCAGGTCCGCATCGCTCGAGAGAATCTCCAGCTTGCTCGAGCTCGACGGACGCGTGATCGTGTTCCGGAACACCTCCGAACGCGTCGAAAGCTCCGATTCCATCCGAACCATCGCCCGGGCCGCGTTCCCGACGATCGCCGCCTGCGCCCGGTCGCTCGCGCAGCAGTAGATCTCGGCACCAGGCTCGCCGTCGCAGAACAGCATGTACAGGCCGATCGCCGCGATCAGTTGGCTCTTCCCGTTCTTCCGCGGGACCTCGATGTACACCTGGCGAAATCGACGAGTGCCGTCCGACCGGCGCCAGCCGAAGATGTTCGCCACGATCGCCTTCTGCCAAGGCAACAGCAGGAACGGCTTGCCCGCCCAGCGGCCCTTCTCGTGCTTCAGGCACTCCTCGATGAACGCGATCGACCGAAGCGCTGTCGACTCGTCGAACCAGTCGCCCGGATCCGCCGTCGACACCGGATCGAAACCCGGAATCGACGGAAGAGACCGAAGAAGCTTCGGCCATCCACGCCTCGATGTGTCACGCCGTTGACGGCTTCGAGCCAAAGAAACGGCCCTTCCCGTTCTCCTCCTGACGCACCTTCGTCGACTTGACCTTGCTCCGGCTCGCTCCCGTGAGCCCGAACTCGGCCGAATACCTCGCCAGCATCGCCATCGCTTCCTTCTGGATCGTCACCGCGGGGTGCTTCTTCACCTCGCCGTTCGCACCGCGGGTCGTCAGACCCGCCTTCGCGATGATCTCCGTCGCGCTTCGAAGGGAGGCCGCAGCCTCGCAGTACCCGCAGAGCGCGTCCTGGTCCACCCGACGAGTCACGCCCTGCTCGATCAGGTCAGGGATCACCCGATCCCAGACCTCCTTCGCATACTGCGTCAGCCAGTCCGGACGACGAGGCGTGCCCGCAAACTCCGGCTCGCCAGAACGAAGCGACAGACGACGACTCCCAGAGAGTCGAAGTTCCGCCGTCGGCTTGGGCTTGGCTCCCTTCAAGTTTCAGTCCGGGTTGAAACTCCAAATCCGAACGCACGCACGCGTGGCTCACTCGCCGGTCTGCGTCCGCAGACTCCCCACAATCCGACCCCCCCTGGGGGGGGTGGTGGGGGCAGTCACCTACCACAATGGGTAGTGGTCATGTTCCTCGTGGAGCACTATAGCCTGTGCGCGGGTGATCTTCGGCGTTTGTCTTTATGGAATGGCAGGAATGGCAGAGCGGCTGGAGGTTGCTGCGGTGGTCGGTTCCGCCCTTGGCCTTGGCGATGATGTGATCGACATCGACGGCGGCGGTGGTGAGCCCGGCGGCGAGGCAGTATCGGCAGAGCGGCTCTTCGGCGAGAACGGCGAGCCTGAGCTTCTGCCATGCCCGGTCGTAGCCTCTTGATGATGCCGAGGCCCGGTCCTCGGTTGGCTTCTTGGCTTTGGGTTGTCCGAGCGTGGGCGGCTTGATGGGCATCATTCGATTCCGAGGATGGTGACGACGGCCCCGGGCTCTTCGTCTGGCGCGGCCCATCTCTTGATGATGTCCTGACCGGTGACGATCTGAGCGTCGTCGACCCAGCAGATCCCGGTGAGTGCGTCCTCGGTGGATCGCATGAGCTTGGTCCTGTCGGGTGCCTGTGTGTGGTGCCTTGGCGCGTCGTCCCGCAGCACGGGCATTTTCTTGACGCTGCGGAAGTGCGACCTGGGGCGAGGCATGATGAACTCGAAGCTGACGGAGAGCGGCCCGCTGAGGGGCGGCGTGGATCCGATCTGCCTTCGCGCGAACGCCTCGCAGCAGGATCGCCAGATCTTGTTTCGCTTTCCGCCGGCGTCGAGCATGATCCTTCGCCCGGTGTGTGGGTGGACCATGGAGGACTTGGATCCTCCGGGCGCCGGCGTTCCCTTGATTCGGATGGTGATCATGGTGACGCCTCGACATACCTGGCGGCTTCGGCGATGGCCTGCTCTTCGCTTGGCGCGCGGAATGTGGCGGAGACGGGCCCGCGTCTGACGGTGACGATGAATCCGTCCTTCGTCGATGTTCCGGCGACATGCCATCCGCGTCGGGTGAGCGAGTCCCGATCGGCGGGCTTGGGCTTCGTGAACCAGGGTAGCTTCATTCAATCCCCCTCGCCCACCGCCACGCGGCGTACAGCGACAGGAGCGGGTCGCCGCCGTGGTCGCGGTCAGCGAATCCGAATGTCTGTCCGCGTTGATTCATCACCATCCAGCCGAGATCATCCCTCTCTGGGCTCCGGTCCATCACCATCGCGAACCCGAGCACATGGCGGGCGATGTCGTCGGGGAGTAGCACCGACATGTCAGTTTCGGCAGCGCAAAATGTCCAGAGGCGCTTATCGCCGACTTCGATTGATGTCGGCAGCAGCCCCGGCGCGTGCTTGCGGATCTCGGCGGCGATCTCGGTCAGGGTTGGGTCAGGCATCGTTGCTCCATGGCGCGGGGAGACGCATCGAGAAGATGCGGGCTTCTTCAAATGGCCCGTAGTGGGACAGATTTCGGACAACCGCATCCCTTGTCGGGGCGTTTGGTCCGAGGAACCACGCGCCGGACTTGCCACGGTAGAAGGCGTAGAAGATCGTCTGCTCGGCCTTATGCTCGGTCGGGGGCGTGAAGTCGTCGGTGATCTTTGGGTCAGTCATTGGTTGCTCTCCTCTTGAATGTCGATCAGGCGGTCGCTCATTCGCAGGGCTCCACATGGACTTCGGCCCGGTA